AAGAATTAAGGCTATTGTAAGAACAGAGCGCTGGCTTGTTAATGCTTATGTAATTAATGACCCTGTTAACGAAGAGAATAACAATAAGGTAAAAATTCTTCGATTTGGTAGACAGTTGCATAAGATTATTAAAGATGCTATGGAGGGAGAAGAAGCTGAAGAGCTAGGTCCCCGTATTTTTGATTTAACTCCTAAAGGAGTCAACCTGAAGATCAAGGTCGAGAAGCAAGGCGATTACCCCACATATGTATCTTCTAAGTTTACTACTCCAAAAGAAATTGAAGGGCTTGATGATGACTCTTATGATAAGGTTTATAAGAGCGTATTTGATCTCGAGTCTTATATTTCCGTAAAATCATATGACGAGCTCAAGGATATGCTTAATGCCCATTATTTTTGTAAGAGTGAGCCAGAGGAGACAGTTGCTGAGGTGAAAGAAGTTACTAAATCTACGCCTCCACAGGTTGCGGAAATTGTTGCCAAAGAAACAAAAACATCCAAGACCAAGGAATCTGACGAAAGCTTAGAGAAACTCCTAGAAGATCTATAATGGATCCGGATTACACATCACCTGAAGAACTCAAAATGATTGCCCTTCAATTTATGGGGCAACAAATTGGAGAGCTCAAAGAGCTTGATAAAAATATTATCAATAGAACTAATTCACTGCAAGGCAATCAGATTAATGTACAGCAGGTTCTTAAAACGCTGCCCCAGTCAAATGCTCAACATCGTCTTCAACAACAAACACAATCAGTTAAGTCTCAGCCCAGCTTTACACAAGTTGTTCAGAGTAACCCCACAAATGATTATTTCGACAAAATTTTAGTTAAGCTTGATACAATCATAAAATTACTTGAAAAATAAGTATCTTACTTTACAATAATTTATAGTGAAATTAACTATAAGCGATAAAACTAGTTTTGTTAATTATTTTTTAACACCAATTAGTAAGATAACTAACACTGCAGTTCTAAAAGCAGAAAAAAATTTGTTTACCTCGCTTATATCCACGAGTGACAATACGATTATTTTAAACGCAGAATATAAAAACGAAAAAGAGCTAGAGAGCAGTATAACCCTAAACATACCTGATCTTACAAAATTAATAAGAATTTTATCAGTTATTGACTCAAAGGACGTTGATCTTGAGATTAATAAAAACAATATTTCTTATTCCTCTAATCATATTAGATTTAAGTATCATCTTTTTGAAGATGGTATTATTGCTACACCTAAGCTTAATGTACAAAAACTATCTACACTCACTTTTGACGGTAAGTTTACTCTACTTTTTAATAGTCTTCAAGACCTTATAAAAGGCAGTAGTATAGCTACAGATTCTAATAAAATATACCTTACCTTTAAAGACAGCACTGTCTTAGGAGAACTTACTGATAAAGCTCGTCCCAACGTTGACTCTTATGGTTTAATAATTTCTAAAGACTATTCAGGTACACAACTAGCTTCATCTTTACCCTTGAATTTTGAAATTTTTAGAATAATTTCTTCTATGAAGTTTAAAGAGCTAAACTGCTCACTTTCAAGTAAAACAGGTGTATTTATATTTGACGCGCTCAACAATAATATAACAATGAAATTTGTAATTTCAGCTCTGGCTAATTAAATGAAACAATCAAAAAACAAGCTACGCACACCTGGGTATTTTATTAAAAGATTGCGTGATAACGGGTTTATAGTTATAAGACTGTTTTCAGTTTATGGTAAGCATGACCCTAGAAGGTGGACAGTTTTAATTAACCCCACAGGTAATTCTGTATTTTGTACTTGTTATATTAACAAGAATGAAATGGGCGAGGTGTTGTTTGAGTTAGATGATGGCGGTGCAAAAATACCTAAGAACTTTTACATTAAAACTGAAAGCATTGAAGTAGTTATAGACTTTCTTTTAAAAAATGGTATATCTAATACTGACTACCCTGGAAGGTCGAGATATGCATTTAAGAGACTAAATAATATTACAGATGAAGAAAAATGTGAACAAGAATCATGACGAAGAAAATAGTAAAAGCTTTGATCCTTCTAAATTTACTGAACAAAAAGAGTTAACAAACTCCGCTATACAAAGCTTTTTAGTAGAAAAATTAAAAGAAAAAGTTAATAGAAAAAAGGATCTTGATGCGCTAGTTAACACAATACAAGAATTTTTAAATTGCTTTATAGTATTGGGATATAATTTTGAAGGTGAACCAGTCAATTTTATCTCTGCTCATAACCAGCAAGAAGCTGATTCTCTTGCAACTCTAGTTAATAAGTTGTTCATTCACAACAACCTAAATAATAGAGATAATAGTTGATAATTCAAAATTTTAATTTATATTTTTTACTGTGAGTACTCTCATTCTCGGTAAGGGTTTTATAGGTACTAGACTTTATAATTTTTTAAGTGGTAGGACAGAAGTAGATATTTTAGATAAAAAAACGATCGACTATACAGACAGACAGATTTTAAATTTATTTTTAAAAAATAAAAATTACAAAACTATTATTAATTGCTCAGGATATACAGGCTCACCTAATGTAGATGGTTGTGAGCTAAACAAACCCCAATGCTTATTTTACAATGTATCTGTTCCAGTACAAATTGCTCAACTATGTAGTGAAAACAAGATAAAATTTATTAACATCTCCTCAGGATGCATTTATACAGGCTATGAAAAAAGTTTTAGTGAAAAAGACAAACCTAATTTTGGTGTCAATAATATAGAAAGCAGTTATTATTCATTTACTAAACACTTATGTGAGATTGCTCTAGAGCAGACAGATGCTATTACAATTAGATTAAGAATGCCCTTCAATTCTGACGTAGATAAAAAGAATTTAATTTACAAAGTCTTAAAATATGACAATATCATTGACTATAACAACAGTGGAACTAGTACTGACGACCTCAATGAGTTTATCTTCAGTTTAATTAATCATAATGATTTTCTCAAAATTAAAGGCCCATTAAATGTTGTTAATTCAGGTATCTTAACTTGTAAGCTTATTTCTGAATACCTCTCTTTTCATGGGCTTACTAACCCTAATTGGAAAATTGTTGAACTAACCGACCTTAATATAATAGCACAAAGATCAAATTGCATTTTATCAGATAAAAAAATTAAAAAACTAAAGCTAGGGCTACCATCAATACCTAAATCACTAAAGGAGGCTGTTGCTAAATTTGTTGAAAATTATAAAAAAATTGCTCAGTAAACACCCTAAAACAGGGTTTATTTATGCTGTAGTAACCGGTACATATGCCGGTCAACTCTTTGTTTTTATTGAAACAACAAAAGAAGACCACTGTTTTCTTTCTATTCCTCAAATGGTTAATAGGAAAGTACCTATTAATAAATTTGAATTAGGCTTAAAGAATAAAATTGTCGAAACTGTAGAGCGTTTACCTAAACAAATATACAATATCTGCACAAAACAGTATAGAAAAAACGGTAATGTAACTTAAGTAAGTATATGGACTTTATTACACCTAAGATTATTGTATCCCCTATTAGCGGTCAACCAGTTAAGCCAATACTCAAAACATACATTAGAGAAGGTAAAGAAATTGTTGAGGCTGAATATATTGACCCTGCTTCCGGTACTTTCATTAGAAAAAGTATTGTTTCTGTAAAAGATATTAAAAAGCCGGAAGATAAAAAATAATAATATTTTAGTTTATTTTTTAGTTTAAAAAAGTATAATAGTATTGTGATTATACCCCAGGAGTATTTTGTTCAGAAATTCTATCAATACTGCGGTATACCGAAATACAATAGACTAACACGCACACACCAAGGCTGCTGCCCCATATGTCGTGAAGGCGCTTCATGGGGGAAAAAACGAAGATGTTATTATATTCTTAATGATAATATAATATGTTGCCACAACTGCGGATGGTACAGCTCTCCAATTAAATGGACAGAAGCAGCAGGAAATATGTCCTATAATGAAATTGTAAATGAATCAAAGACATATGATATCTTACCACTCGATTTATTAGACAATAATATTGTTGAAAAAAAACCAATTAACATACCCTCTCTCCCTAAGGACTCAATCAATTTGTTCGATAAAAATCAAACCGATTACTATAAGAATAATTCAACAGTCAATGAGGCTTTAAATCTTATAAAACGCAGAAAACTTGACATTGCAATTAATAAGCCACAAAGTCTTTATGTTTCTCTAGTAGATAAAACTCACAAGAATAGACTTATAATACCTTTTTATAATTTGAACAATGAGATTGTTTTTTATCAATCTAGGGTAATTTTTGATAAAGATTTAAGATTTTATCCTAAATACCTGTCCAAAATTAACAGCGAAAAAACTTTATTTGGTATAAACAATATTAAACCAACACTAGATTATATTTTTATTTTTGAAGGTCCCATTGACGCCTTTTTCGTTACCAACGGGATTGCAGTTGCAGGTATTCAAGAGAGCAGCGGTACTAGCTTCACAACTATGCAGCAAAATCAGCTAAACGGATTCAAACTTCTTGAAAAAATATGGGTATTAGATAGTCAATGGCTAGACTTTGCTAGTAGAAAAAAAACTGAAAAATTAATTAAACAAGGAGAAAGAGTTTTTATATGGCCAGAAAAAATAGGGAAAACTTTCAAAGATATAAACGAATATTGTATTACTAATAATCTATCTAAAATAGATCCTCAATATTTTATTGATAATTCTTTTTCAGGATTAAAAGCTGAATTAATTATGGTTGAGATTAACCGTTTTCAGAAGAGATAAGATACCCCTTCATGCTTTCAGATAAAGAGCTTAATTCAGCTGCAAGCCTAGCAATTTTCTTTTTCTCACTTCTTGCAATATCTTCAAATAATGTTTCACATGTAGCAGAGTGTAATTTGGACTGAATTGACTCGCCGTTAGTTCCGTTAAGATACTCAATAAATTCATCTATCTTTTTAATCCATACTTGAAGTTGTGAAAGCTGCTCTTGTCTAACTTTTTGAGTATCTGTTATAGTAGGAGCGTTTACATCAAAATCCTCAGGCTTTGCAGTATCCAGCTTACTAGCCATAGCTTCTTTATCAGTCTTAGGTTCAACTGAAGGTGTGTCTAACTTATCATCTACATCTTGTTCTAATATAGTATTAAAAGCTCTTTTAAATAGATCCATACAATTATTTATGAGATAGATTAAATAATTTTGTGAAAAACGTTGTGTCTGAAAACGATATGTCTTTAAACTACAATAAATGGGTTAAAGGAATCGCTGATAGAGAATTTGGATCACAGAAACTTATGCTGAATGATTTGTTCAATAAGCAAAAAGAACAAGACCAATCAATAAACCTTGTAAGACACCAAAATAGCTTACCATTCCCGTTAGATCAACTAGTACCGACGCTTGGCAATGCTATAATAAGTTTAGAAAATTCTTTGAATATTATTAAAACTTTAAAGAATAACCCTTTAGTTAAGAGCGAAAGCAGTAACACTGCTTTTATAGAGGATGCATTGAAAAACCTAGAAGAAGCTGCCAAATTTATACAGAATGCAGCGAAATGTGTTGATAATATTAAAAGTAGCATTTAATATAGTTTGATGCTAAAAGTAGCTATACAGCTTTCTTCTTTTTTAGTTCTCTGTGTCTTTTCAGGAATAGCCTTTACTAAATTAGGGTTCAATTTCTATCTAGGAATTATCGTTGGTGGAGCAATTCAGTATATTTTTACCTATGCAATTAATTCTTTTATACAGACCTATGCCTCTCTCAAAAATAAAGAATTAGAAAATGAAAGAATAAAACAATTCTCTCTACAAGGCATGGAAGTAGAATGCCCATGTAGTAAAAAGGTTAAAGATTTTGTACCTATAATTCTTAATACTCAAAACAAATACAAATGTAAAGAATGTCAAAAGTTAATTAGTGTTTATATAGCCCCCACTACTGCACTAGTTACAGAGCCTCTCATAAACACAGACATTACCGATCCAAAGATTATTGAAACCAATGAGCTCTGAAATTGACAAGATTACCAACACAGTTTCACCAACTTCTTTGGAGCCAAAAAAAGACAAATCTCTTGATGTTAACTATTTTGTTCAATGCATAGAAAGTGCCCTATCTTCTGAACTTAAAAAATACTTTGACACTGGTTACAACTATTACAAATTAACCGGTAACAATAGTGTCAGTTTTTTAAAAAACTTTTTTAATCTGTTTAATGATTATATTAAAATGACCTTTAGAGATAGTGATATTAAGGCTGAAGATCAAGAACTTATAATTGAAAATCTAAATCTTTTACTAAAAAGTATTGAGCTAAATTTCAGTGTTTTTGAAAACTTTATAAATAATTATAAATTACCAAAAAATACATTTGACTCAAATAAGCTTTTCATGATAATAACAGGATATGCAATCAATAACCTCAAAAAAGATTTTAGAAATCAATCTCAAAGATAAAACTGAACAAATGCCTTTGGTGACATATGCAAGGTGGCTATGTCTTATTGAAGCAATTGAATTAGTTTGCTCTAAGGCCAAGCAAATGAAAATTGATACTGCTAATAATATTGATTGGATTAAGCCCCTAGCTTTTCAAAAATTTATTGAAGAAAGAATTGAATCTATGGTAGATGAAGTTGAGATTCATGAGAATGACTCTAATTTAGAAATAAATAAACAAGATATACAAATATGCAATACCCAGCAGGAACAAGTTTTGCAGTAGATAAACAGAAGCTTAACAAAGCTGTTCTCTCGAACAAACTGTTCTTTAAGCAAGGCATTTACACAATTAGAACTATAAGAAAAAACCAAGACAAGATTGTATATACTTTTACCTATAACAATACAACAGTTGATTCACTAAGTTGCGGCACATGTCAAGAGGTTGACAAGGTTATAGCATTTTGTAGAAATGAGCCTCTCAAAGAACCAGTCAATTCGTTAGAAACAGATCTCTAGTAATTACCATAAACATCACCATAATCTGTCTTACTATAGTCAAATATCTTCTTTGATGCATCTTCTACACTATAATCATAGGGTTTATCTGCTCCGAAGACTGCATTATTTTTTGTATCGTCGAATACCTGCTGATTAACAGCCTCACCTGATAAACCTGGTTCAAAAGAATATTCAAATCTTTTAGCTTTAATTAACCATACATAATGACCCATAAGAGGGTTTATTCTTGCTGAATCTTCATCTAGACGTTCTGTTATTTCAAAAATCTTTCCATCTCTGCCACCAGGTCTATCACTACCATACTCTGTAAGTTGAAACAAGTCACCTGACTTAGGTTCTGACCCCCAGCCAAACGTTTCATAGAACGAAGAAATATGTACATAAGCTGTTATCTCATCATCTGCTTGTAGGCCATATTTTGATAACATTAAAGCATTTTCATTTAAATCAATTAACATTTTAATTGTTTGCGGAGGGGAATATACTTGTGTTGGTTGCTCACCGTATAAATTGTCAGCACTAGCAGTAGTAAAATTATTAAGGATATAACCTACTTTCTGTCCATATAAATTAATTTGTTCTTTCCAGTAGTTATCAGTTATAGTGATGTCACCACTATTATTATTTTTATCTACTAAAGAAAAACATTCATTAACATTACCATTTGAAGCAGGGTATGTAAGTATACCTGGGCTTCCCTTGAAATACATTGAACAATCATCATTAATCATTTTGAAAAAGCAAATAGCCCCCTTTTGGATTTAACATTATATTAATATTTGTACCAATTAATCTTTTTACTTCACCAGGTCTTAATGTTGCAACATAATTATGCTTTCTTTTTAACTCTTTTATTTTTTCTATATTATTAAGAACTATATATTTTCTATTTTTATTATTTTTTAATTCTTCTGTTCCATCTGCTTTTTTAGCCTTATGCATATCAGCTATTGGTTTATGCGGAACAGATGTGTTTAATAAACCGTCATTTTTTAAATGTCTAGGACCTATCTTTTTATCATTATAAAAAAACTCAAAGAAAGTCATAATATTATTTAATCAAAAAAAAAGCCTAACTTGCGTTAGGCTTTTTTTTACCTACACTACCAAATTATTTTTTGAATAGATAGTCACCAACATTGTGCTTGTTAGGGAGTTTGTTAGTCTTG